CAGTTCTTCCCTGATGCGCCAGTTGCCTGAGAAGCTGGTATCAGTCGCGCCGTCATCACTCAGGCCGCCAGATATGAGGCTGTCGATTGTCGCCGTGATGCTGTAGTCACCGCCCGCGCCGGTTGGGGTGAGCGTGACCGTCGCAATCGTCACCCACGTTGCACCGCTCGAGACGCCGCCCGAGAACGCCACGCCGTTGGAGGTCATGGCGCCGCCACCGCCCGCCGCTGCCTGCACCGCCGTGTCATTGGCAATGCGCGCCGCGCGCTCGGCTTCAATCCGCGCCGCCTGCGCTTCCTGCTCAGCAGCCAGCCGCGCCACGCCACTATTGACGTTCGTGGAGAACTTCACCCCGCCCGTCAGGTACTTGTACCATTCGTTTGTGAGACGGCCTTCCTTGTCCACCAGCGGCACGCCGACAGATGGCGGTTTAGGCGCCCGCTCCGTCACTTACAGATCCTCATTGACGACAACGCCGAGATAGGCTGCCGGCGCGGGATCGGACTTCTGGAACTGGAACACCATTCCCGCGAGCTTCGTTCGCCCGCAGCGATGCCATACCGTGCGCTGGTCATAGACACCCTGCGCGCCCAGCTTCCGGCTGCGCCAGTTGGTCCACGTATTGCCGCCGTCCGTTGACACGCGAAGTTGCACGACAGGGTCCACACCCTGCCCCGTCGCCACGCCAACGCCCTTGGAACTCTCAAGCCGAACGGACGTGATGGGCAAGCTATCGGGAGCGCCCGACAGATGCGCCGTGAACTCGCGAACGATCTCCGTTCCCATCGTGGAGGCCGTCGCCATGCTTTCGGACGCATAGTCCCGGCTCAGCTCGTCAAACTGGCCCGTTGCATCGCAGACGAACACCCGGCCAGCGGCGGTGATGATATCCGTATAACGCCACGTCGCGGTCAGGTTGGTTCCGCGCGTGTGCCATTCCTGCGTCAGCACATCGAACACCATGCAAGCCGTAGGCGTCCGGTAGCTGATGAAGATGTGCCCCCGGTCCTGGTACGTCTTGCCGATGATGTTGGCCGCGCCCGCCGATCTCAGCGCCGCAGATACCCACGGCTCCGAGACGATGGGCGAGCCGCCCTGCCCCAGCCTGCGAACGTTGAACGCCTCGTCCACGAAGAAGATGCTGTTATCGGCCTTGACGATGCCATCACGGCAGGCGCAGCCCACTTGCTGCGTCATGCCAGCCTGCGCCGCGAATGGGTCGGCGCTGTCGCCCGTCTGCGACCACACCTCAATCGTCTGCGAGCCCAGCAGGTAGTAGAACTCGCCCAGCACGCGGCCCGCGATGATGTCGTCAGGCGAGCTTTCAGCTGTGTAGTAGTTCAGCGCCGTCACGTCATCGAGGTCCAGCACGGCCGTAAAGCCGAACCTGTTCTTGTAAGTGAACAGCCCGCGCTGCCCGAGGGTGTCTACCGACGTGAACGCCGTTGCGCTGGCGTCAGACAGCAGCGTTGCATACTGCGCATCCGTGACCGCCGCGATGGCCGTTCCCGTCGAGACATACAGCCCGCCATTGAACAAGCCGAAGCCCTGCGTCTCGGTGAACGCGAAGTCGCCACGGTCGGTCCCGGCAATCGTCCCCGTGAGGCTTCCCGTCGTGTTGCCCGATGGCGTGAACGTGGACAGGGTCGTCCCCTGCGCAATCAGCACATTGCCCGAGGCGTGGCCGTCTGCCTGCCACATCCCACGGCACGCGCCGGCAAAGTCGGCACGCTGCAATGAGCCTGGAGCCTCAATCAGCACATTCTCGCGCTGCGGGTCGTTCGGATGCGGTTCGCGGTAGACGTTGTGGCATTTCTTCTCGGCAAGCCCCGTGACAACAGCGGAGGCCGCAGACGTCGCCATGGGCACGCGCACTAGAAGTATTCCGCCCGCGTCGGCTTGTTGAACCGCTCGCCGCTCTGGACCAGACGCCGCAGGTTGCGTTCTGCCGTCGGCTCGTAAGTCTGCCGGAACGATGCGGCCTGCCCGCCGTCCATGTAGTCGTCAGCCGCATGGCAGGCCACGTACATGGCGAGGTCTTCCAGCATCGACTGCGGGCAAGCACTGTCGGACCAGTAGGCAATGCCAAGGTCGCGCAGCTTCTCGTTGACGCTGGCAATCAGCCCCTCGATCAGCGCGGTGTCCTCGGCTTCCGCCGTCTCGCCTGCTTGCAGCACCTTGAGCTTCTGAAGCACGCGGTTGCGCAGCTCGGCCAGTGTGGCGTCAGCCATTGACCACCTCGCCCTCGATCACTTCCAGCGGTTCGCGTGTCGCGCCCTCAAGCGCAGCGCGTAGCCGATCGATGCCCCAGCGCTTGTCATAGTTCGCGCCGAGGTCGTCCAGTTGCTGCTTGATGATGGCGCGTTCGTCCTGTTCCGGGTTGCCTTTCGGCGCGGGGGCGTTCTCCGGGGCTTCCGTGAAATGCGGATTGCCCCGGAGCTTGTTTACCTGCCACGGGAGCAGATGCCCCACGTCCACAAGCTGCCCCACCGGGAACGTCACGTTGAAGAGGGAGCAGAACTCTGCCCCCTCCTCTTCGTCACCCTTCCAGATGAAAGCCGTCATTAAACGGCCAGCGTCGGATCGACCACGTAGTACACAACAAGCGTGATAACGCCCGTGTGACCCGCGTTCGAGGCTGCGTTGGCTTCGATTTGCAGCTTCGTCTTCTTCGTGAACTGCGGGAGCGTGCCCGCAGCCAGAACGCCGCTCAGCGGGTACATGAGCCCGGTGACTGGCGAGATATTGCCAGCAGCGAACGCATCGCCCGTCAGCACGCCGAGATTGCCAAGCCCGTCAGGGTCAGCAGCGTCATACGTGCCAGAGCCGCCGTTGGCAGCCCAGCCGAGGTCCATGTCCAGCGTCTCGGTGCCGGTGTCGATGTCGGCGCCGTAGAACATGCCTCCGACAATGACAGCGCCCGCAGGCACCCAGCACATTTCGAAGATGTCGCCATCTTCAACAACAGCCGGGATGGTGTACGTCCCGTAAGCGACTTGCAGGATGCCCGCGCCAGCAAAGCTGGCAATCGGGAAGCCCGTCGCACCGCGCGTCGCGGTGAGTGTTTCAGCAACCATTGATCTATCTCCTAACTATCAGGAATCTGACGCGGCGCAGAAAAACGCGCTGATCATGCCATGTTGACGACCATTATAGGCCAGCTTCTTGACGCCAAGCAGCTCCTCGATGGCGACGCCAGGACGGAACTGATAGTCTTTCTGCATGTCGCTGCGCGGGGTCGGCTCTTGGCCCCACGCGATGCCAACCGCCTGCGCGCCGCACAGGAAGACGGGGCGAACGTCAGCCGAAGCTGCGCCAACCGCGTCAAGCTGGTACGTGCCAGCGCCGGCAATGTCGTCGATCTCCGGGACTTCGCGGTGGATGATCCCGTCATAGAGCAGGTCACCGTCCTGAAAGATCGGGTTGTCATCCATCCCAGAGCCTTCACGCGAGCGAGCCTCACGGTTCGCTTGCGTCATTGTCGTGTCTGCCTTCAGGTCGCGGAACGTCCGCGAGCCGTGAAACGCCACGAAATATTCCCTGCCGTCCGAGGTCTTGTACGGACGCACATGGGGATCGGCCTGCTTCGCCATGCGCTTGGCGAGAGACATCGACGCAACCGTGCATTTATCGTCGGTCGTATCAAGGTTGCCCATCGCGGTTGCCCACGTGGCGGAGTAGTTCGAGCGCAGCTTGCCGAACAGCAGGCGGTCAGCGTTCGCCAGAGCGTAAGCGTTGCGGTTAGCAGCGCTCGAATCTTCCAGCTTGACCGTGGTATCGCCCGTCGTGACCACGGACAGCATCGCCTTGATGACGTCATCGCGCAGCTTCTCCGCTTCCCACTGGCGCAGCATGTCTTTCGCAGCGCCGTAAAGGTCGATCTCGGTCTTGTAGCTGGTGGACTTCGGCACGCGCACGCCGTTCCTGCGCCAGTCGACGCTGATAGCGCAGTTGTAGTTGCCGAGTTCTTCCTCGGAGCCGTCAAGCACCGTGGCGCCGGTGACGCCCTGGCCGACAAGACGCGTGATCAGCGGGATGTTGATGGTCTTTCCCGCTTCTTCCTGAAGCTCGTATTTGGCGATGATGATGGATGACGACGAGCGGCCCATGTACGGCTTGAAGCCGGAGGCGCGCACGTATTCGGAGTAGTATTGGCTGATCCACTTCTGTTTCTCAGAAGCAGAGGCCAGAATTACTTCTGACATTGGTTATCCTCTGAATAGGTTATCGAAAGCGTTCCCCGGGCCAATGGGCACGGTTCCGGCTCTCGCTG